CCAAACAAGTCAAAGGTAAGAAAAAAAGAATAAAGGTAGAGTCCGATTGGAAAGAATATTATGGATCCAACAAAACTCTGGCAGAACATATCTCTCTATTTGGAGAGAATAAGTTTATCCGTGAGATAATCCATATTTGTTATACCAAAGGTGAAATGACTTACTATGAAACCAAACACATCTTTGCCGTCGATGCGGTTATTTCCGAGAAATACTACAACGATTGGGTAATGTGCCGTGTAAGGAAGAACCACATCAAGAAAAAGTGAGGTAATTATGAGCATTATAATGTATTCAAAGGAACAGTGTGTATTCTGCGATAAAGCAAGAGACCTACTAAAGAAACATGCAAAGGAATTTATTGAATATAAACTTGATAAGGACTTTGACCGAGATACCCTTCTGGAACTATTCCCTCAAGCACGATCTTTTCCTGTAATAACACTTGACAAAGAGTTCATCGGCGGTTATAATGAGTTATATGATCTACTAGAAACTTATTAGGAACTGACCATGAGCAATATACTTCCTTTTCCTTCTATTACACCTGATATGCGTATTGGTTATATTGCCGCAGCAATAGATACCCGTAGAACACGCCGTGAATATCTTGACCTTGCCAAGAAAAGTTTGACAAAGAATGATTATGAAGGACTTTTACTGGCAATTATGGATCCAGAATATTACGGTAATTCAGATGATCTAATTCGTAAAGCAGCCGATGATTACTATGATCTTCCCAATAGTCGTATGGAGTAAGTATGATGATTAATAAGTATAACCTTAAAGAACAATTGCAGAATGGAGTTGTAACCGTTGTTTTTGAAAAGACAGACGGTACCGAACGTACCATGCGTTGCACACTATCCGATTTATATGTACCGCAGATAGAACCACAGGTGCTATCAGAATATGATGGTAATGTTCCTAAGCCTGCTAGAGTATTGAATGATAGTGTCCAAGCCGTATGGGATATTGATGCAGGAGGTTGGCGTTCATTCCGTTTGGACTCGGTTAAGCAAGTTCTAAGTGAATAAACCGTTATTCGCTGCCGTTGTTCTTTCAACGGCATTTTGGTTGGTCTTAAAGACCATAGTTTTTTTAATTTATGGAATAAATGTGCAATAAAGGAGATATATAATGTCATGGCCTCATAAAAATAGACCTCGTAAAGGTCGGCGAAAGATTGGTTCAGCAAAACGTAAGGCACGTAACAAGAGAAAGATACGGAGATAATAAATGTCGGCAGATAATGGAATCTATGTTCTTTTGACTGAGAGTGAAAAGGGCCCAGAATACCGTGTTACATATGCTAATGCTATTGGCAACATCTATGGTGAATGGAATGTTGAAAAGGCCAGATATGAAGGAAATATACAAACTATTCAAGAAACATTCGGACAAGTTCCTGTATTCCATACTCTAAACGAGGCTCTTGACTTTGCTGAAGAGTTGGAACAGAACTATGACCACTTAGAGGATGGTGTTTGTGTAATCAACGAGTTTAAGGACTATGGATACATCTTCGAATAAGGAGAAAAAAGTGAAAACTCGTGGTAAGTTTGCAGACGAGAAATATATGGGCCCAGAACCTGAGGTCCATGCTGGTTCTACACAAGCAGAATTGGCACAGGCTTATAACTGGTTCAACTATTTCTATACCAGTGATGATGCCAAAGCATTTACTATATCTTATCTAAAGAGTATCAAGTATGACAAACATGTTATCGCAAAGCTGGGATCAGTCAAGTCCATCGATCTCCACAATATCGGTTGGAATTGCCGATTGGCTGAAAACGGTTCAACATTGCCAGAGGGTCTATGGGACAAAATCGAAGGTCGATTGTTATTCCTATCCTCAACGGTGTTGGATGTTTCGGAGACGGAGGAAGATCAACCGCAAAAGGTTGTGGTCTCCATACAAGACCGCATTAGCAGCCGTGCTTCGGAGTTGATTGGAGAACTTGAAGAAGAAACCGATGTGTTCTTCAAAGAAGGAGTAATACAATTCGATGTTAAGAAGTGGTCCCTTGAGAAGGGAATTAAACCGCAAGTTGCGAAGAGGATTACAGAACACTTCCGTCCTCAATACGAAGAAATCTGTGAGGCCCTTGAAGGTAAAGACCCAGACTTGGTGGAAGCATATTCTGGGTGGCGTGCTCCAGTTCTTAAAGTCATGTCTATCTTTATCAAAAAAATCCTAGACCACCTTGACGAGAGTGCGGCAGCACAGGTATCCATCCGCAAACCTCGTAAGAAGAAAGTGAAACCAGCACATGTGTTGGTTGCTAAGATGAAATATAAGGTTGAAGATAAAGACCTAAATATAACCAGTGTCCAACCTAAGGATATTATTCATGCCTCGCAAATATGGGTCTATAATTGTAAATACCGTAATCTTTCTGTTTACAATTCCTTGGGTTCTTCTGGCCTTTCGGTCAGAGGGACAACGATTATCGGATATGATCAGGACTCTTCGGTCACTAAAAAACTCCGCAAACCAGAACAGATAATCCCCCAAGTATTGAACGAGGGTAAATTTGGTTTGCGTAAAATTATGAGTGTTATTAAAACTACAGAAACAAAGGCGAACGGTCGTATAAACGAAGAAACAATACTACTGAGGATAGTTAAATGAAGTTCTATAATAATATTCCAGTGAAAAAGATAGATATGATACAGAAATTGGCCTATCTTTACTGGTACGAGAATGTGTGTAAAGATGATTGGACTGATGATAAGCACGAAGATTTTTATAAACTGGTAAAAAACGAGGTCATGGAGTATGGTTATGAGCATTTTAAAAACCACGGAAATTGACTTAATCTGGTTTATGGTTTACTTTGGTATGTTTACAGGCCTTTTCACAATTGGTATTCTGGCATGGGGTATGTATCAGGATTTAAAGAACAAGGACAAATAAATGACCGACAAGGTAATCCAATTCCCAAAGCATAAAGTCGTTCGTGATGTTCCAGGAGAAGTTCTAGAAGAAAGAAACCGTAAAGCAGACCAGAAAATGGCAGATGCTTTAGTCGATGATATGGCAGGATTGATAGCAACAGAATTGGATAACTTTGATGTTGATGTCCAGAGTAAGAGTTTTGCAAAAGACTTTATTGTGGTTGTCGATGCTCTAAAGGCTGCTATCTATCGCCAGTTTGGTTTAGAACATCATTTCCATGACTTTACCGATAAGAATATTTCCATTATCGATGCCGATTTTGGAACTCTTACAAAGGAAGAAATCCAAGATAAAATTGATTCCGTAATGGCGGATTTGGTTGCCACAAAAGAAAAGCTTGACAAAACACCAGAAGAGTGATATGATACCTATATCATCATGAAGGAATAATTATGTCTTATATGTTTGTTGACCTTAATCAGGTCTTGATTAGTAACCTAATGCAGCACCTAAAGCAGGTAAGCAAAACTCATGGAATGAATGAGGACTTGATCCGTCATATGTCGATCAACACTATTCGTTCTAATGTCCGTCAATTCAAATCAAAATATCCTAACATTATTCTTTGCTGCGACTCCAAGAAGTATTGGCGCCGAGAGGTGTTCCCTTTCTATAAGTTCCAGCGTAAGCATGACCGTGAGGCCTCTGGTTATGATTGGTCTATGATCTTTGATACCTTGAACCGCCTACGGGATGAACTGAAAGAATATTTCCCTTATAAGGTACTTGATGTTGAGGGTGCTGAGGCTGATGATGTTATTGCGGTTTTAACTGCAAGATTGGCACCGCACGCCTCTGTCCTTATTCTATCCTCTGATAAAGACTTTGCCCAGCTACAGAAATATCCTAATGTAACGCAGTATAGTCCTATTCTAAAGAGGTTCATTAAGATTGATGATCCTAAAATGTTTATCCGTGAACACATTCTCAAAGGTGATCGTGGTGATGGCATCCCTAATTTCTTGTCACCCGATAATACTTTTGCTGCCGGTGAACGCCAAAAGGTTCTAAATAGTAAGAAACTCCAGGAATGGGTATCCAAAGATGCAACTGAGTTTTGCACTACGGATGTTATGCTTCGCGGTTATAAGCGTAATCAAACTCTGGTTGATTTTGACTATATACCTGGCGATATTCAGGAGAAGATTGTAGATGCTTTTGATAATACAAAGGCAGCAACAAAAGAAAAGATGCTGAATTATTTTATTGACAAAAATCTAAAGGTTATGATTGAGTCGATATCCGACTTTTGAGGAAAGAAAATGAGTAATAAGAATGTGTATGAAGTGTTTAATGACTTCCGTAATGCCAAGACCAAGAAAGATCGTATTGATGTCCTAAAAAAGAATGATACATGGATTGTCAGGCAGATTTTACTTGGTGCATTTCATCCTAAAATTCAATTCGATGTAATAATTCCCGAATATAGAAAACAGAATATGCCGGCTGGTATGAGTTATTCCAATATGACTAATGAAATAGGCCGAGTATATTTGTTTATCAAAGATCATCCTAGGCGTCCTGCCAGTCTAACGCAAAAACGTCAGACCGAAATCCTAATACAAATATTAGAAGTGCTTGAGGAAAAGGAAGCGGAAGTTTTTGCAAACATGCTACGCAAGGATTTAAAAGTTCCATATCTAACACAGGCAATTGTAAATGAAGCATATGAAGGACTACTACCACAATCGTAGACTCCTTAAGGAGTTAAAACATGATGGTGTTGAATATAAACCTACCGTTGATGAGGTGTGGGAATGGTTCCACATATTAAACCAACAGATATTTGGAAACAAACTGAAACCTGTTGATAAGATATTTTTCTCCAACCATAAAGGAGATGATGTATATGCTTATTACTACTATTATACCAAGAATGATCCTAAACACGGTCAGACCAGTATAAGTTTCCTAAAATCTTTTAAAGATAAAAGGTTTTTCGTTGAAATATTGGTGCACGAAATGATACACCATTTTCAGCATTTATATGATGAACCATCCGGACATGGTCCTACATTTCTGGCATGGAGTGCAAATCTCAAACTAAAAGGACTAACTTTATATAAGGTGGCATGACATGAAAACATTAAAGTCAAACATCAATACAACAAAAAATAATAAACTAATGTGGGAAGATGAAGAATTAGTTGACCCCCGCGACTATCGATTAAACGGAAAGAAATTAGATAGAAAGCGTCCTGTCCAAAACTGGAAGAAAGTATGGTCTGAACACCTAGAGGACTTTGACGAAGTGGACGATTTTTACGAACACTAATTGTAAACAAAATTAATTGACAACAAGGTATGTAAACAGTTGACATTCAGGGTGCGACATCCTGACGCAGGCGTTTACATACCTTTTTTGTTGCCTTTATCTTCCTTCTCCTTTATCCTTTCCGACATGATGAAAACAGACATATGTAAACGGAACTGGACTGCGACAACGTGTCGCATCCGTTTACAAACGATTTCGCTTGCCTCTTCCTTTCCTTGTGTTATAATGTGAACATGATAAAAACACAAAAACGGAAATCTCGCTCTGATCGTAAACATCTGATATACTCCTTGTCCGTTAATGGACAGGAATATATCGGTGTGACCTATGTCGAACGGTCGGCCGTTAATAAGTCCTTAACTAGAAGGTGGCAAAAACATGTCCGACGTGCCCTCACAGAAAACAAAAAGTGGAAGCTCTGTATTGCTATACGCAAATATGGCGCTGATGCCTTTGACGTTAGTGTATTGGATGTGGTTCGCGGAAAGTCCGCTGCTCATACAATAGAACGTGAATTGATTAAAACCCGTAAACCTAAACTTAACACGGATGTAAGATAATGAACCATCGTTTCGCTAAGAAATCTTTTAACCTCGATATCAATACCCTTAATGCCCTTGAAAACTGGGTTAAAACGGGTGGAGTTATTACAGTTGCTAAATCTGCTAAACGCCCTAAGAAGGGTTTTACCGTTGGTAAGAAAACAAAGGTGGCCTAATGACTGAACTAATCGTTTTTATTGTATCACTCGCCGTTCCTATTACCCTTGCTCTTATCGCAATAAATTCAAAGGAAGACTAATGTATAAAGACGATGAACAATATGTCCAGTGCCTTGCGTTGTTTGTAACACTTGTCGGTCTTATGTTTGGTGTTGGTTTAATCGCATATTTTGGAGGTTAATATGGTTGTCTTTTATTCTGAAACGTCAATTTATGGTGAACGTCGAATTGATGCTATCACCTGGCTATATAATACTATTCTACCAGTTGATATCTCATATTGGGCAGTTCCTGGTACTTTGGAGGATTAATATGAAACATCAAGTGATTTTCTCTGGTTCGTTTCGTTATGTGGCTAAACGTCTGGATGAAATGAGTGATTTAGGATATAAGGTCACTAAGTCTAAAAAGTGGGCTGATGGTAAATGGACTTATGTTATGGAAAAGGAGATTCGCAGATGACTAAAGTGAAAACTTTTAATCTATCAATTTGGTTCAAGGGCCATGATATTACATTCCGCAATATCTCACGGACTGCGGCATGTCGGTATATTGACATTTACTCTAAAGATGAAAACTATATCTCCTGGAGTATGGAGGAACGATAAACTAAGGTTCGTGGGTCGGATGCTAAGGCGCAGGACTGCAAATCCTTGAGAACTCGGTTGAACTCCGGGACGAACCTCCAAAAAACTTAGAACACTAAATAGTAGGTAGGAGGACTAACCTAATGCCTATTAATATATGTCTAAACTGCGGTAAAGATTTTCAGTGGATGCCGTCGCAAACGAGTGGTAAGTATTGTTGTCATGACTGCCAGATTACACACTCTCTTAAAGAAAAGATAGATAGTGGTAATTTCAGTAAAAGCAATGCGATGACCTACTTTAAAAGGACAAAAGAATATAAGTGTTCGGAGTGCGGTATAACTGAGTATAATGGTAAATCCATTAGATTACAGATAGATCACATTGATGGTAATAATTCGGATCACAGACAGAAGAATTTGAGATATCTTTGTCCTAACTGTCATACCCAAACAGAAACTTGGGGAGTTAAAAATGTTAGTGAGGAAGGTGCTAAAAGATTAAAAGAGGCATCTATACTCGGGAATAAAATAAAAAGGGGTGAAGTTCCAAAAGGAACAAAATTAAATGATATCATGGCCGTGTAGGTCTCTGGTGAGACCACTTGTCTGTCTAACAAGTTTAGGTGAGTTCGATCCTCATCACGGTCGCCAATTTGGTCCCATCGTCTAATGGTTAGGACAACGGCCTTTCACGCCGTTAATGCCGGTTCGAATCCGACTGGGATCACCAATTCATATAGGGTGAACGAAAATGGAAGTTTATGTTGTTTATTATGAGGACTTGATTGGATCTACCGAAATTTACCTTTTCAGCACCCGTGAAAAGGCACGAAAGTGGATTGATCGTCAATTAGAGGAAAATCCTGAACGTGAGGGTGATTATGATATTGGCATCCATTATATTGATGATGAGGATATGGAATGAAAAAGAAACCTAATCCTGTTGCTAAGGCACTCCGCAATCCTGTCTGTAAACAGCGGATTGTCAACAGCAAGAAAGTTTACAAACGGAAACTGCGACATCCTGTCGCACTTGTTGACATACGATTATGATTGCCTTTACCGTTGTGTTATGCTATCCTTAGACATAATTAGAAAGGTTAGTAAACATGAAAAACTTCATTTTAGATAAATTCAATACATTATTCGCTAAACTAACTCTTGTATATCTACCCCAACCATATGCTTATTATGCTCTTATCTTTCAAACAAAAGTTAATAACTTTTTTAATCAATAGAAAGTGAGAATAAAATGACTTATATCGTTGCTTTAAAATCTTATAATGAAAGACATAATACTAGCATCTATTATGCTAAATCTGATGAAGATAGAGTATATAAATTCTTTGAACATGAAAAAGATGCTAAATCATATCTTGATGAATTGAATGAAAAGTATAAAAATGATAAAGAATATGCTAATCATTTTTATATGTCTAAACTAGTATCTCTTAATGAAATCTAAGAAAGGATATAAAATGAAACTCAATCCAATTGCTTCAAATCAAAATGTCCTTATCTTTGAGAATGGAATTAAAGTGTTCTTTTCTTATAGAACACCAGTAGCCGCTTTTCATCCTGTTAAAGGTTGGTTAATGACCGATGAAAAGTATTCTCGCACAACCACTAAACATGTTAGAGCATGGCTGAAAGGATTGACCGTCACGGTCGTTTCCCAGTCTGAAATTGACAACCTTGTGGAGGGTTAATATGTCAAAAGCAACTGCCTACTTTGAAGGTCAAGATGCTTGGTATGGAAACTCTATTAATCCATACCAATTTCATACCGAAGAATGGGAAGCATGGGAACGAGGATGGAAAGATGAAAACCTCCGTCAAGAGTGCCGTGCCGATGCTGAATGTGAATAAGGAGAATATAATGTCCAGAATGTCCGATCTTGCTTTAGAAGTAGATGAATTGATTGTTCAAGCAATTGAGACTGGCGCCCAGACAGAACGCCAAGTCCAAACATATGTAAATGATCGTCTTTGTATCCATATTCCTATTGAACAAATCAACCGTATTATCGGCGATTT